AGGTCTGTGCCTCCATCACCTTCAAGGCCACAGCTCATGTCCATTGGAATCTTCAGTGCCTTACTGACTGCATACTCACCCATTACTCCAATTAAGTCTCTTCTTTCATTGGAATTGCCCCAAATAAAATCTCTTCTATTTGGTTTAGCCTGATCCTTGAGAAAGTGCCTGCCCTTGGCAAGTACCCGGAGCAGCTCCATTTCTCTCTCTGTAAAAGTTATCTTCAAGGCTCATAATGGATTACAAAAGTAAATGATTAATTAGGATATTTACATCATGAAAAAGGCATCAAAGGAATCATCCATAAAGATTAACTTCGGCAAGCGAAGAGAGGGTAAGCACCGAAAGGCCAGAAGGCCAAAGGAAGGCAGGCAGAAAAAGTACAGAGGACAGGGAAGATAATGGCAGACAAAAAGTTTAAGACCAAGGTTGGCGGTAAGACTGTCAAGTTCGGAGCGAAAGGCTACAGCATTGCACCTGGTACTCCGAAGGGAGACAACTACTGTGCAAGGTCTTCTGGCATAAAGAAGTGCAAGAACCCTCCCTGTGCCAATGACTTAAGCCGAAAGGCTTGGGGCTGTGTTGGTAAAAAATCCGTAAAAAGTGCAGCAAAAAAATTCACTAGGGTTAAGTAACTTTACACAATGCAACTGAAGCACTTTACACTTTCTGAATTTGACTCTCCAGATGCACCTGGTTCGGGTAGCAACATGAAGGAGGAGTTCTTAATTAAGCTTGACAAGGCCAGAGCAATTGCTGGCATACCGTTTAAGATTAACTCAGGTTATAGAACTAAGGCTCACAATGTCAGCCTGCAGAAAAGAGGCTATAAGGCTGTGACTAACTCACCTCACTTAGGTGGATGGGCAGCTGATATTCATTGCAATGACTCAGCATCTAGATTCACTATTATCAATGCTTTACTTGAAGCTGGGTTCAAGAGAATTGGCATTGATGGTACATTCGTACATGTAGACTGTGATCCAACAAAGCCACAGTCTCTCATCTGGACATACTAATGAATATGTTAATCAAGGCAGAGCTGATTAAGTTCTTGAATGATACCCCTGCCTATGGTGCTATCCTCCTGACTAAATTGACTAATCCTGACTTACAATTCTACAATGACCTTGAGGCATGGGCTTATTCTCATGGCTGGGCAGTCATTCTGCTCTATAGGTTGTTTGTGATTGCCTCAGACATCCACAAGCGGCTAGTAGTAAAAGAGCTATGGCCTGATGAGAAAGGAGAGGTGGTAATGATGACCGGGTATCAGAAACTTTATCTTCAATTTAAAAAGTTATTCAAATGAATATTCAAAAGGATACTTTATTCCTGATGCTGGTTTTTGTTGCCTACATTGGACTTGATGTGTATAATGCGAACAAGACCCATAACAGACTGGAGTCATTCATTGAGCAGTCAGATAGCATGTCAGTCAAGTGCCTCTACCGGACAGCAAACATGTCGGCAAGAGTTGATAGCCTTAAAGCTCAGAATAAGGCATTGGCAGAGACAGTCATCTACCTTGACTCATGCACCCAGACTAAGACCTTCAAGACCGAGAGAGCAGAGAGGAGAGGTAGGTTCTTAGGTGGCCTGATCAAGGGGCTTTTCCCCAAGCTATAATGACCAACAGCTTTGGCAAGAGATTTCAAGTGTATGCCTACACTTGCACAAGTCTTGTCTTAGTCGGCCTGCTTCTGGGAGTAGGCTACCTCTACAAGACCAATCAGGTAGCTGCTTCTGATTCGGTGCTGATGTTTATACTTGCCCAGGTATTAGGCTCATGGGCAGCTTTGACAAGTAAGATTTTCCGCATTCCCGCAGCAGGTAGCAATAACTCTGATAATGCTTAATTTAGCAGCATGAATTGCCTCGAAGATTACATCGGACTTAAAGGTTGCACCACAGGTCAGCCTCTATCTGGCCTATACATAAATGACTACCCGGGCATGAGTTCGGAGCTGCTGGATAAGATAGCCACACCAGAGCAAGTGTCTTATGTGGGCATGTGGAACTCAGCACAGGCTGTGAGCTATGTAAGGCTCAAGCGTGATGTGCAGGCTGCACTATTCAGCTCAGCAGAAGCTCAGCTGGATCAGGTGCTATTCCAGACAAGGAAGGAATTTGTCCAGCAGTGGCAACAAGTTCAGACAGTACCAGCAGAGGCAATTCTTAAAGGCACATTCGTAAGCATTCAGGGCAGCAAGTATCTGAGCCTAAGAGTCAAACAGATTTACATCTTTAATGCTGGCCCTGCTGTCAATGGAATTGACTGGTACATCTACCAGACTCAGGATGGCAAGCTGCTAGAGTCAGGCACAGCTGACCTGGTTGAGGGCATGAACTATGTGCCTGTCAATAAGGAGTTCTACTCTGACTTTGATAAGCTCAACATCATGGTAGCAGTAGACTGCACTAACCTACCTACCAGCACAGGCATGTTCTCAGACTATGGATGGGCGCAGATGGACTTAGAGTGCGCATCAAGATTCACTTATCTCTGGCGCAATGGCTGGAGCATCTTCCCGGTCACTGCTCCTCTAGGCTATGGCTTTGGAGACTCATGGAGTCAGGATAATAGCCAGTCAGGAGTCTATATGGATGCACAATTATTGTGCAGCCTTGATTCATTCATCTGCCAGCAGAGAGAGTTTCTTCTGGATGCCTGGGCTAATCTTCTCTGCTATCAGATCCTTTGGCAGAAGGTGGCAAGTCCTAGGGCTAACTACTTTAGCCAAGGCAATCGTGAGTTTACTGAGAGAGCTATGGCTACCTTCCTAGATGGCTACCAGCAGAGCCTAGCTATCTGGGCTAGGCAGCTGAACCTAAGAGGTGAAGGTCTGTGCTTCAATTGTGATAATGCAGGCCTGATTCAGCAGGGCTTTGTAAGACCTTAACACCTCGTTGATTTAAACGAGGTGTATTCAGCAGGGGTTTGTAAGACCTTAATTTATCTACATCTGGCACATACAGCCTTCTTGTGAATCAGAAAAGTCAATACTCATAGTTTTGGGCTGAGCAGACATAGCCACTATATCTGCTATTGACTTTCTATTTCTAAATGAAGTATTGCCATATTGGTCTTCCATCCTTTGCCACCAATCCACAAACCTTGTTCCGTTTCTGATAACTTCAACTAGGTTATTGTCTGACTTTTTCCAACACAATTCGCAGTTGCCAAACTTAGAGTTAATCCCAAGTTTAAATGCTTGCTGATTCCACCAAGAGTTTAATTCAAGCAAACCAATAGGTTCAATAAAGTCAGTAAGCAGGGGAAATATCCTTTGCTCATCATGCTTAATTTCTGCGCAAGAAATTCTTTTTGGCATGTCCTCCCTTCTAAAGCCAATAGCTGTGATGTATTTTTCATCATTAAAAATATCTTTAGCAAATTTATTACAAGGACGAGTTTTCATTCTTTCTGAGCAATAAGGTGCGTCTTGATTAGGCAACCCATCAAAAATGCCTTTGTTCATGTGCATAATACACTGCTCAAAAACATTTGCTTTCATATCTAAACTATCCCAATCAACAATTTTATAGCCAACACCAACACCCATGATATTTGAATAAGTGCCTTCAATTAATGTTAATGGAATTCCCCATACTGATTCAATTTTTTTTAAGAAATCAATAGTTTCTGGTCGCTCCATTCCTGTGTTAGCAAACACATAGGCTTTATTATAGTCCTTATATTTTTCACTTGTGTGAATGTGATAAGCCATCATAGCTGATGACCTACCGCCAGATACTGCAACAATAATGTTTTTCATTTTAAAAGCATCCTCCTTCTATCCTCTCAATCTCCCGATTGAGATACCACTGAGCCTTTTTTAGGTCTTCCAGCTTGCTGCCCTTCTTGCCAGCTCTGGATATGTACTTGATGACATTGCCAAGGCAGAAGCCTAGCTTCCAAGCTTCAATGACCTTGATAGCCTCATAGGTACTGTCTTGCCCTCCATAGTGAGGAGGGTGATTAACTGCCTGCAATGGATCAGCATCTGGCAGGCTCTCTAGATAACTGCTAAGAATG